CGGTTCTATAAATTCTAAAGTAAAAACGGTTAAATTACCGGAGTCGATCGGCTGTATCGGTTCCGTGACAGAAACCAATTGTAAAACTAGAGAGCCTTTGACGGGATGAATGATCGACCATGTGCCTGTTTCTGCCGTCGCTTCAAAAAATTTTTCAGATTCGAGATCGTAATCCGAACCATCGAAATAAACTGTTAACGGATATTTGATCGAATTGACATTTAGATCCTGAACTATCGATCCGGCACTATCGGGATATGTGAAAATTCCTAATTTTTTTTCACGGCTGCGATCGTTCCCTCTCCATTTCGGATTAAAAACTTTACCCATCGGCGAAGTCATTTCGATCGAAGTCCGTAAACGGTTTAACCAAATCATGGAACTGCGTTCATCCCAGAAAACGCCATGTCGATACCATCGAAACTATTTTCAGAACTTGTTATTTTCGTACCGGGATCCGCTGAAATTGTTAATTTTCCTTCGCCGGATAACGCCCGCCGTCCTTCTTCTTTTGACGCATTCGGCGCGGTGCCGCCGCCAGGTATAAAACTCTGCGCCCTTACATCTGCCTGAACTGTTTCAAGTTTTTGGATTACACCTGTTAACGCCGTGACATCAATCCCTAAAAATTTACCAACCTTCGCCGCGCCCATTAAAATCATTTTGAAAATATTTCCGTACGTCGATAAAATCACATCGGCAAACGTAAACATGGCGCGTTTCATAAAACCGATCGCAGTGAAAAATGCTTTTTTAATTCCGCCCCAAATGAAAACGAAAAAATCACCAATTTTCGATCCGATGAAAATAAAAAAATCACCGACGGCACGAACGCCCGTCATGAGCGCGGCGGAAACCTTATCCCAATTTTTTATTAATAGAAGGACACCGGCGATAACGGCGATAATTCCGAGCAGAACTAACGCTATTGGATTCGACGCCATGGCAATATTTAACAGCCATTGCCACGCCGTCCACGCTGCATATAATACAACCAATGATTTTATAAGCGGCGCGAGTGTAACAATTAAACCAAAAATAAATTTAAATGATTTTATCACCGGCGCCATGTCGAATTGCTGTACCTTATCGATCACGCCCTGCAGGCCGCCCTTGATATTTTTATCAAATGTTGTAAAAAATTGTAGACCCAATTCGACTAAACCGGATTTTATTATTTTAATTTTATTTCCAAGTGAACGCGACATTTGATCCGCCATGAGTTTTGCAGCACCGGCGGCGTTTATGTTTGCGTTTTCAAGTCCCTGAATTTGTTTTGTCAAGTCCGAAATATTCGCGGCACCAGCGATCGCGCGTTTACCAAATAATTCGTTTAAAACTTCCAATTGTTTTTGCGTACCCATACCGCCGATCGCCTTTCCAACATCACCAACGACGTCGGTTATTTTCCGCATGTTCCCATCTGCGTCGGCAACCTCAACATTCAGACCGCGTAACATAACACGCGCCTTGCTACTTGGCGCCGCTAATTTAAGCATAATATTTTTAAAAGCAGTCGCGGCCATGGTTCCTTTAATACCGACGCCACCGAGTGCGCCAGTAATGGCGGCGACCTCTTCCAATGAGGATCCGTATTTTTTCGCGATCGGCGCCGCTACCTTCATGGTTTCGAACATTGTTTCAAGTGTAACGTTTGCAGATCGCGCCGTGTTTGCTAGAACATCATTCATCCGCGTAAAGTTTTTAGCTTGCTGCGTGGCGTCGGCCGTGGCCAGACCGAACGCACCTAATAAATCCGTTGACCAGTCGGCAGCCGACGCGAATTCCGTATTCGTTGCAATTGCTAAATTTTGGATCGTATTTAATGACGCCATTGCCTGTGCAGACGTAAAACCGGCCATTGCGAGAAATTCAAGACCCTTCGCAGATTCGGACGCCGTGTAAATTGTAGTTTTTCCGGCCGCCCTTGCCGCTAGTTTTATTTCGTTAAGGCGATCCCGTCCTTCTTTAGTCGCTAAATTAACATCGGAGAATTTCGCGGCTGCCGACGTCGTGGCGTCGTCAAGTGTAACGAATTCATCAACCAGACCACGGACGCCCATCGCAGCCATGCCCATACCACGCGATACGGCACCGGCGACAAGATTACCGCCGACAACGGCGCCAAACATGGATCCACTCTTAGAAGCGCTTTTAAAACCTAAACTAGTTAATTTTTTGAATTTTGCCGCGCCGCGTGACATTTTGGAAAATGCTTCCGATATATTATCGATCGCTTTGAAACCTGTACTAACTGTATAAGTCGGCATTTAAAAAACCCTTTTATTTATCACGCGGTTTTTCCGCTTCGCACATTTTCCTATGCCAAAAATCCCAATATTTCAAAGTCGAAAAATTGGCCTTTTCTATTTCATTGAACGGCATACGCCGAGAAAATAAATCCCCGCACATTTGATGAACCCGCGGGATCACACTAACAAAAAAAGCGCCCCCAAGGTTTCCGCAACCGATAGATCGATCCCCGTCAATCTTGAAATTCCCATTTTAGAACCGCCAGACAACGCGCCCAAAACTGCATAAACTTTTGAAAATTCAGACTTGAATTCTGTTTTCATCATTTCCTTTGCAGCGCCGCCGATAACTTTGTAATTTAATTCACGAACTTCATTATCATTTGTTTTTCGTTGCAAAATTTGTTTTACGTTAATATCGCCATCCGCGCCCGCTTCGGTTATTTCAACGCGCCCGCGTCGGATATGCCGTTTTAAGTCCGGTAAAATTTCCTTAAAACCCGGCTTATCAGTATCGGGATCATAGAAATTTAAAAAAATGTCGACTTGATCTTCGGCCGATTTATCATCAATAATGTTTTCATGTTTTATCATTTTTTGTGCTCCTTCATGTTGATTGTCCTATTTTTTTGTATTAAAACTTTTGCCAGCCATCCAGCGCGTTCGCGGGCAATAGATCGATTTCTATTTTCCCATCGGCTGACGAATAATCTTTCATATTGATCCGTCCTTGCGATTTCCATTCGGTGCCGTCGGCCATTGTACATGACAATGAATAGTTTTCTGTTTTCGCTGCCGACGCTTTCAGCTGCTCAATTTCATTCGAATCAACCGATAGCGGGATACCTTCATGATTCGGAGATATAATAGTCATTTTTGAAACCGATTCGCCAGACGTGGGTATATTTTCGGTTTCAAACGGTGAAAATTTCATTGTAATATCTGCATCACCTGGCACCCGATACGAAATCCCATCTACTGATACTTCCCTTAAACTTCCCGATACGCTCATGATAAACTCCTTTTATATCTTTTCTTTTAATATCTTTTTAAATTATTGTTGTAAAACGGCAAATGAAGTATCATATTCAATTTGATTATCCATAATATCACCGTCACCCGAAAAAATAAATTTAGGATTCGTATCGAAACCATTCCCGCCGGTACGAACAGTCACCGCGCCGGTTTCTTTTAACGCGTCAAGTGAAAACTGAAGATCGGCGATCCATGCGTTTGCTGCAAACGATGTAAAAATTCCGATCCAAGTATCGATCACGCTCGAAATACTTTTCGCCGTCGCGCGGCTCGTACTATTCGAAACTTTTGATTTATCGGTAACAATTGAAAACTGTGTCCATTCCGACGAACTAAAAGTTAATCCAGTATTATAAAAAATGTTTTGAATAATTGAAATGTTTCGCATGTTTCGGTACGCATTTGAATTAACAGGAACCGACGCGGGATGATAAAAAGTTAATGCATTTTGCATCAAAACGATCCCACCATCAACGAACGTACATGAAACCCCAGCCTGCGCAGCCGCGTCGCGGCCGGTACTATAGTCATTCGTCCAACGTTCGGACATTATGCCAGGATGAACGCCCGCGAGAATTGTACCTCTATAGGATAATTCCGCCTGATTATTATTTTGCGTTACCATATAGCCAAGCGCCTGTGCTGCAATTTCTGCGGGATGTGAAGCGGATCCCGGTACCGGAATAACGCCAGACGTCCGATCTGTTGCTTTTCTGGCTTCGCCTATAACAATCAATGCAGCCAAACCAGCGGAACCGGCGACCGTATCACCGTTAAGACTTCGCATAGGCTTATAAACAAGATCATCAAAATTTCCCTCTTCCAGATCGGCGGTTCCATTATATGTTGAAACTGCGTTCAGAGTAGCGGCGATCAATCCATA